TGCTGTACTCATAGTTTCCCTTTCTTAGGAAATTACAGTATTAAGATTTAATCTTCTGGTTGAGGGATATTGATAATCCTCTGAACCATCCCCGCAATAGCCCAAACTATCGGGGGCTTTATCGACATCTGCCGCAATAGCTTCAAAAAGCAATCTTGAAGCCTCTACGCTTTGCGGGCCGCTTATTTCGTTTTCCTGCAATTCGGCCATTGCAAGACACATCTGCTCAAGGGCGCTTCTAATCAATACCCCGCCGACCGGATAATCAGCGTCATTCACTAATTTTGGCGGGTCAGAAAGATACTGGTAATTAAGCGTTATTTCGCTTGCCGGAACAGGCCAGAACATTACTTTGTATCTCTGCCCGACAGAACTATCCTGAATGGCCTGAATAGCAAAGCATGTCGGGTCTTCATTTGATTGGTTTCCAGTTCTCAAAGACAGGATATGCGCAACTGTCTTTTCGGCTAATCTGTCGCCCTCGTAATCAGATGGATATGTGAACGGCGTTTTCAGAGTGCCAAAATCCGTAGGAAGAAGATAATCTGAAACACCGGATTGAGTATTAAGTATCGCAACCGGCTTAAGGAAACTCCAAGTATGCTTCTTGCCCTTTGTATTGACCGGATAGAGTACCCTTGCGTAAGCCTTGTGGAATAAGTCTTTAACAAGCGTTAAATCGTCTCCGGTCGGGCTTGAACCCAGACCCAAGTACCTTGAAATCTGCTTATAGTAGTCGCCAAAAGTCAGTTGCAAACTTGCCATATTAACCTTTCAAAGGGGCAGGGTGCGGAGTATGACACCCTGCCCAGGAGGTGGAGAGAAAACTAACTAATTACCGAAGAACCCATATCCATCCAGATACCGTTACCCCAGATAGCGCACATCTGCTCGGTAGCAGCGTCTATCGTGAGTGTAGTACCGCCGGTTATAGTAAGCGTCAAAACAACATCGCTTGTCGTCATGGTAGCGCCCCTGATGAGCTTCCTCTGGCCGATGTACTGACCGCCTGTAAGCGTCTGTGTGGCGTTTGAATCAATAGTAGCGGCCACAAGTATGGTCGCGCCCACTTCCTCGTTGATGGAGGTTATAGCACCCGCAACAGGTGTCACAGCTTCAACACCACAAGACGGTTCGCCTGTCATAAGGTAAGCCTGAACAAGACCGGCAGTTGAGCTTCTGTCAACATCCTGCAAAACCAAAGCAGTACCTTCACCTGGCCAACCGGCGTATTTAAAGTAATACTGGTCAACTGAGAAAGTGAGTGTTTTCTTGTCGTTGGTTTCCATATCAGCATCACCCGCTGCCCAGATATTGCAGGCGTTGCCAGGCGGGATAATCGCTATTTCGCCTGGGCCGACAAACCCCTCAAACTCCGGCGCTACCACACCGGCAAAGTATGCGCAGTTGGCAACGGCGGGTTTTTCAACGACGCGCCTGCGGCCAAGAGCTACAGTACTGTCGTCGATAACGGCGTCGGTATCGAGATTGAAACCATCGGTCTGAGAATTGTAATCATAACACAGGGCATATCCCTCTTTGAGGGTATCTGTGCCGCTGTACCAAACCTTTATTTTTTGAGGTTCGGCTTTTCCGTATGTAATCATTTTAAGCCTTTCAATTTGTCAGTTAAAATTATATTTTCGTCAGTAAGAAACCAAGTTCACGTCTGTTGGGCGAACGATAGTTGTAGGTAAGGTCAAGGAATACCTGCAATACGTTGTGCCTCTGCGGGTCTTTGTCCGGTTCGGACATGCGGAAGTGAGCGCCCTTGAGGATATAGGGGTCGAACTTATTGAAGTTCAAGCCCACTATCGGGTCAGTGCCGTACACATTTGTATTGGCGGTGTCCAGAATCGGTATGTACTCAAAGGGCAGTTTCTTATAGGTCGTATTACCGGCATATTTGCCCAGATCGTAACCCAGAGCATCATCAGCCTGACGTGCGAACTTGCTCATAAACTTAATAACATTGGAATTTGTGAAGATACGGAAGTTATTCTGGTTCTTGCCCTCGTGCGACATCTTGACGATAGCAGGAGATTGGAACTTAGTCTTCATAAACGCTGTTTCGAGTTTGTCGAGCATATTCTCGTCAAGAGTATCGTAATCGCAGAAATAATTTGCCCATCTCGAATTGGACGTTGCCGAGCAAGCTATCCCGCCTGCGCCAGCGGTACATTCAGTACCATCACCGTAATAGGGATTATAACCCACAAAGCCCTCACCGGCGTTATCGCCCTTGACAAGCCACCAGAAAATACCAGTGGGATTCAAGGTGTCGTTTGCGTCTGCCGGAACTGCCCATGCAGCCTCTTCCAGTTCGTCCGCTGTCTCGGCGTACATCTGCTCGTAACGGCTTTTCAGGAGGTCATAAATCTGCTGGTCGCCGCTATTGATGTTCACTTCGTCGATATGCCATGCAAGTGCGTTCTTGTATGCGCACCAGTGGGTTGTTACGGTCTTGTCGATGTCAACGATACTTACATTGTCCGTATCGAACATCTGGACGTGTCCACCGTTATTCACCTGACCGAGAGTGATCTCGCTTGTGAAGGTCTTGCCTGACATGCTGGAATACTTGATCTTCTCTTTCTTGTAGAGCATGTCGCACATGGGATAATTCTGATACTTAAGGGTCGTCTCGAAACGCCCTTTATCGAACTTCTGGAGCGTTGCCCGCCCTAAATCTTTACTAACTGTAATCGGATCCATTTTTAGCCTTTCGTGTTATTGCGGCTAGGCCTTGTACTTGTCCTTGACTTCCTTAATAGCATCCAAGGCGCTCTGCTCTTCCGAGACAGGGGCTTTTTGAGTGATATTACGGTTCTTTGGACGGTACATGAGCTTTGTTGAACGTGTTTTCAATTTGTCAACTACGGCTTTTTCTACAGCCTTGCCGCCGTGTTTTCCTTTAAACCAACTGATTGCCTCAGAGAACGCCTGCTTATCTGAAAGCTGGGTATTTCCGGTCTGTATAGCGCGTGCCATATTCCAGATTTCATCCCTTACCGCCGTAGATGACTTGTCGAGTTTTTCGCTCTTGCCGACCTGCGGAAGTTCAGATGATATAGCGTCAACCAAGGAATCAAACGTCTGCTTCTGCACGTTATAAAGCTCTTTGTCTCGCATTTGACGGTGCTGAACATTCTCGTTGAATAACGCAGTTGTCGCTTGTTTGAGCGTATCAACCGCCGCGATTAGTTCAGGCTCGTACTTTTCAGGGTCGAGCTTGACAGCGTCTACCGCTTGCAAAATAGCCATATCCGGTGCGGAATATACCTGCTGTGGAGGTGCGGGTTCTTCTACTTTCGGCTCATCCTTTTGGACTTTAAATTTAGCCGCTAAGTTTTCAAGAATCTTGGGATTGGATTCGGCAAATTCTATAATCTGCTCGTCGGAGAATCCCGCTTCCCTTGCCGCATCAACTTGTTCATCAGGAATTTCAACAGGCGAATCTTCCTGAGTTTTGGCAGGTTCATCCGAAGTGGGTTTCACTTCTTCTTGGATCGAACCCTGCTCTTGCAACTGGACATCTGCCTCGTCAACCAAAGGCGTTTTTGCCCTTGGTCGAGAGTTATCTACTGACACTGGTGCATCGACCTTGCTTTCTGGCGAAGTCGAAGCGGGCGTTGCGGTTTCTGCCGCTGGCGCCGTGTCGGGAATACTATTGTGAATTTCTTCTGCTGACATTTTCTCTCCTAGTTAAATGAATTAAAGTCCGTCATTCCATTGCGACGTAACATTTTCTTATGCTCCGATAATGAGCGGGTTACTAAATAGCCCCTTGAATCATAAGTTTCATCGGGGAACTGTTTTAATCTTTCCGGTATCTGGTCAACCGATATTCCCATAGCGCGTGAGACACGAACAACGTCGCCGGTGTTTGTCTCTCTTTTGGCCTCACCTTGCGTAACGCTTTTCCAAGACGTCTTACAGCGGCACTGAGGGCATTTGTCGTATAAATGGCTGCCAGTACCGGCCTCGTGTCCACGCTGCCATAAAGCCCCGCAATCGCATTTGTAGTTATAAATGAGCATCTACGCCATTCCCCAAATTAAGTATTCCAGGACATCCGTATTAGCCCCTTTAACTCTTATGCCCTGCGTTCCGCTTGCGCCGTAAGTAATAAAGTGGAAACCACCAGTTTCAAGTGATGGACTTGTCGCCGCGGGGTCGCCCGAAGCGCTATCGTAGGCGATAAGGGTGGCGGTGGCCGATAGTACGCACTTGACGAATATCGCCTGAATCTTGGCTACCGCAATATCTCCCGTGTCAAGCTGAGCGGTAGTAGTACCCGTTAAAGTAACAGTACCCTTGAACTTCTTTGCCGGAACGGTAGCGTCATTGAACAACGCCCAAATTTCGTCTTGTGTGCCAAGGCCATCTATTGATAACTTAGCAAACGCTTGTGCTGTCGCTGCCATCGGCTTCCTTTCGTAACGCTTTCCATAATTTCATGTATTGAGGCGATAACTCTGAGGGTATTGCGTATTTATTTCTAAACTGCTTAAACCCTTTTTGTTTTTGGCCATGCTTTAAGAAATACTTTCGTATCTCGTCAAGCGGAGGCTTTTTGTACTCCCTTACTTTCAGATTCATTTCATCTCTCCCATTGTTTTAGAACTCATACCGCCAGAACGAGACTGCTGGCTGTTCATATTGGCTTGTTTGTTTGCTCCGTTACTTCCAAAGCGGTCGCTGCCCTGACCGGATACGGGCTTGGCATTCATCATTGGCTGGTAAGCCCCGACATCTGAACTTGTGGGGACGCTTGACATGTATAACTCTTTAACGTCAATATCCATGTAATCCGCTGTTCTCTGGGCAAGTTCTCTGACGTTAAGCTGGTTGCCCTGCTGGACACCTAATTCAAGGGTGGGAAGAACGACCTGTCCTATCCATTGCATTACTTTCTGCATCCTCACCTCAGGCGTCATTCTCTGCATCGAGTAGGGCATTACTTCAAAGACATAATCAAAGAAATCACCTTGCTTGGAGGCTTGAGAGAACTCTGCTGGTATCTCAATATTTCCAACTCTCTTTGTTACCTGCTTGTTTATCAGCGGGTCTGTCCAGTCGAACCATGCCAGTTTCTTTATTACATCACCTGAAAAATGGTGGACGGCCCAAACCATGTCATCGAGAACTTTAGTTGCGTTAGCGTGAAGTAACTGGTCTTGTCCTAACGTAGGTGAAGCATTGTTCAAGCCGCCCAGTAAATCTAAATTACCAGCTTGTTCGCTGATATTAGTTCTCATCCACTGGATAATCGGGAACATATCGGAATTGATACCGCCGAAAGAAACTTCTTTTAAGCGGTCGATATTCTCTACCTTGACAGTCTCGCCGTCGGTCGAACTCACTACCCTCTGGGCATCATCTGCGGCGGTGCTTTCGTAAGCTAAAACTTTCTTTTCCCTGCCCGCCTGACGGAGCATCTTTCTTGCCATTTTATTGAACTGCTCTTCCATATCGAGTATGGAGTAGATTGGCGGGATAGGAATAATCGTATCAGGAAACCAGTTGTAAGCCAAAAGGTCGTAGGGGCCGGTTTCAGGGCCATCCCATTCGACGGTACGCATATACTTAGTACCCTGACCCAACTGTGGAAGAGTCGCTATAATGCCTCTTTCAGGAAGCCAGACATCGTACACTATGGCGTAATCGTGAAGCTCCCTAAAGTCGTCGTCGCTTGCGTTGTCTTTGGCGATCTTGTTGGGAGATTCTTCACCAAATAATTTACAGGCGGAAGTAACTTTATCGTAATTCTTATAATTGCCGCTGTCCTTTAAATCTTCCATCCTGATAAGATATTTATCGCCGAGGTACTCAATTTCATCGGGGTCGGTATGGCGGGCGTTAATATCAAAGACAAGATTTTCGTATCCTATCGAAGTTGCGATACCGTCACCAATAGGTATTTCCATGCCCTCATAAAGCGTAGTACCTGTCTTGGCAAGTATTGTCTTAATCACACCCATATACCAGAATGAGTTGTACGTGGCCTGTCTTATCGTCTTATAGAGCCTCATTGCCCTGATACGCTCGTTTATCATTTCGGTGGTAGTAACGGCAAAGGGCTTGTATTCCGGTTTTCTGGTCGTTACCATCGCTTTTGGGTTCTGAGCGACAAGGAAAGCGGCCAAGACCTGAATATTTCTCATAACGAGATTCACCGGCCTTGCGGTAGTCTTTTCGTGGTCTTTATAGAAATTAGCGGCGTACCTGCTGAGTATCTCCTTTGCGTTCTTACGCATTGGTTTGGTGTGTTTTTCGCAAGCCTCTATTGCGGATTGAAGTCTTACAGGGAAACGCTCTTTTTTGTTGGTATCTTCTAGTTTAGCCACCGGCTGTTATCCTCGTTTGATTTAGACAGTTCCCATTGCATCTGACGCCATGCGGGCGAATAAGGCTTGATAACATCCAACTCTTTTGCAGCCGCTTTAGGCTGGTCTTGACGGGCTATATTACATAGGGCGTCGGCTGTGCATATATCGCCATGTGCGGCCTTTGCGCCGCTCATTTCATCCGAGAGAAGTCTTGCGGGGCCAAAACCCCTCTTGGTGTCGTACCAGACGTAACCCTCAGCCTCCCTGATACTCTGTTCATCCGGATTGATATAACCGTACCGCTCTGTTTCGCTCTTGAACTGCTGCTCAAGTGCCTGACGGTATCTTACAAATAGTATTTCTTTGGCGTCCGGAGTGAAGACGTATCCGCGCTTGCTTTTTCTGTCCCTGAAGGGCTGTCTCTCATCGGTGGTCTGATAGACGTTGGAATATCCTAACTGCTGGATACGCTTATCGAACATCGCACCTGGCCCGCCCGTACCGTCCCAGATAAGGAACGGATTGGTATTACCGCCTATCCACTTGCATAGAGCCACGCAGACCTCGGCAAACGGGTCTGGGCCTGTGTTGGGACAAGTCCATCTTCCGACTTTCATTCCCAAATTGCAGTCGAATATGCAAGCTACAGAGTTGGAAGCGCCTGTACCAAGTGATATATCAGAACCGACGATATAATTATGACCCTGAGGCGGTCTTTCATCTTCAAATTTACCCCACCAGACAAGTCTTCTCTTGCCGGATTCACGCTGGAAAGAAACTTCTGAAATCCTGTCCTCTCTCAGGGTGAATTTAATATCGCCGGTAATATCCGGCTTGCGGGATTCATTTACGCATCTTCTTAAGATGTTGGGGTCGAAGAAAGCGTCGCCTCCGCCGACGGGATTCATCTTGATATTCTGCTCGATGTCCTTATGGCTTCTGCGCTTTTCTTCTTTATCGAACCACGGGCTTCTTAACTCGTCTGTCCCGTCAGCTATAAAAGGGTACGGCTTGTTGCCTGAACCGACAATGTCCCACTCGATATCGGAATAAATGAAGGTTTCTCCGCTTTTTAAATCATAGAATGTTTCGGGATACCTTTGAATCCAGTATTCGGAATCGAGTATAGTGATCTTGTTTAAGTCCGGCGATTTATACAAGCCGTAATTCTTTGTTGGGTTTTTAAACCACGGCAGTTCAATTATCTCAATACCCTCACTGTATCTTACATTTGCATAAGGGTGATTTCTGCCGTAAAAGTGAGTTGAGTTATATATTACACAATCGGTAACGTCGGCGATTGAATCTTTTATACTTTGGGCGGTCGAATGTTCTACGCGGCCGAACTCATCTAGTCCCACTGCCGTACGTCTATCTCCCGCACCAAAGTTTTCGTTAGTAGCCTCTCCATCTATAGCGCTGTTGTTGAGCATGTTCTTAAAGTGCATGTGAGTCTTTTCTTTAGGGAACTGCGCAAAGAGAGGTAGTTTATTCCAGAGGTATTCTATTTTCGCAAACAGGGTCTTGTGGTCGCCCATCTTATCGACGTATTCTTCCTTACGTGAGCCTACTAAGAATTGGCAATCAGGAACGAACATCGTAAAGCAGAAAAATGTACCAAGTAGAAGCCATGTAGCGCCCTCATCACGGCTCTTGTCGATACAGGCGTCTTTACCGGATGTGATACACTCCTGTAAACGGTTGACGGCCAGTTCCTGCTGTGGTCTTAAAATAAATGGAATATGCCTCATGCCCGTACCGGCCTTGGGGTTGTAAGTCCAAAAGAGGCTTTTAAATGCCAGTGGATAGTAAGCGGCGCACAGAGCCATGAAGTCCTGCTTGTCGGCCTCATTGGTCGCTAGTCTTGTGTACAGTTCTTTTCGCCAGCGGACGTTTTCTACTACGTCACTGGGGATTTGACTGCACAGGTTCTGCGCTGTTATTTTCAAACTTTGCTTCACTTGCACCTTGCATATTCACAACTAAGAACTTGCCCGCTGTGCGGGATAGTCTGTCAATTACTTCCTGAGAGGGATTTAAATTAGCTCCCGCGGTGGCTTGAGCGGCGAACTTCTTGTACTCTTCCGGAGCCATCGTCTGTAAGAACGTCAAACAGGCGTCGGCGTCAGGAGATACTTCTTCTGTAACTATTTTCTTAACCGAACCGTCCGAGTTGTATTCGGTCTTTGCTATCTTGTGGCCGAGCATACATCGTAAAAGCGCAATCTCGGCCTGCGGAATGAAAGATTTTATGCCCTCTTCTTTGAGTTGTTTAAAAAGAGCGGAAGATTCATTTATCTCTGAGCGGACAAGGGCGTCAACATCAGGCTTGCGAAGAAGCTGACGCATGAGCTTGACGCTCTCATCGTAGTTTGTATTAGGTTGTGTCTCTATTTGTACCATAATTATTTATATCCAACAAAAAAGGGCTGACAATCGGTTTCCCGACCATCAGCCCCGTTATAGGCATCCGGTGATAACGCACCTCGCTGAGAGCTACTTCAGCTTAGTGCCGTATTTTTTGTTGGCTTTATTTCATTACCATCCCCAACTCTGACCCTGATTAGTTGTAAACACTTGATCTCCAATCACAAAAGGCACACCGCCGTCAACCCATGCAACACCGCCGGTTAAACTTGCATCGGATCCGCCAAGTGCGTCGGCAGTAATAACACCGCTGCCTTCATCCATATTCCATGCCGCAACTGCCGTCTTTCCACTACTTAATGCAGCGTACTTTCTACCTTGTCCGCCATTCCATAACTCATTCAAATCATCCACATCGGGCAGATTTGCAGCATTGTAGATTGTCCACTGGTCAAAAATTCCGACGCAAGATAAGTTTAAAACACCATTATTATTATTGCCCCCGATAAAGGGTTTTTTGGTTGACGTATACACCTCCATAACAGCAGCACCATCAACAGCACCTTCCTTTACCAAAATTGAGTTTACGTATAAATCCAACTTACTTGCGCTCCCCAGCTTCGTAAATACTGCTGTAACCATTTTCCAATTATTTTGACCATTGCTAAATGAAGCTGCGTCTTCTGCCGTTGTCGAAAGTGCGCTTGACTTTATTTGGGATGTCAATATTCCAGTAGCGCTTACAAATACTCGTACAAAATAACTGCTGCCAAGTGTATTTACACCGAAAAGCACTTGGGAGGCACCTGATTGACCGTCGGACAGTTGACACCATCCATTTACAGCAAAACTGTCTCGAAATGTGGATTGAAAAGTCACGCCCGTATCAATGTATCCTGTCCCGTCAAACTGTAGTGCTTTATTTGCCATCTCTTCTACCATCCACTCTGAGGCAAAGCTCGCAAAGTCCACAAAGTTGACAATCCCATCACCGTTGACATCGTGCCTCAAACTACCTAAACAACTCGAAACAATAAAAAGACCCGCAAGATACGCTTTCATAGCTATTCTCCTAAATGAAGTTATTTGCCAGTCAGCATATCACAAATGTCTCAAAAATCAAAACCGGTAAATAAGTTTTAATTTCTCGCCTGCAGTCCCGATAACATTTATCTGGTTTAGATTGCACACCGGCAAGGGGGTAGCCGTCGAATCCAGAGGGAACGAAGAAGTAGTAGCTGCAGCACCCAAGTTAATGTACATCTGTGCCGCACCCACCGCAGGCTTGACAAGGCAAGACCGGCAAGCAACGTCAGCACCAGCCGTAGAAGCAGGCCCAGCTGCAATAGTAATCTCCGCCACACCACCGCCAACCGAATTGACATCCAACTTAAAATTAGCTCTATCTGCCATACCAAACCTTTCAATTT